GGCTCGGCGACGAAGCGCACGTTGTAGGGCCGCGCGTCGAGCATGATCTGGGCCCCGACCTTGAAGCCCTGCTCGCGGGCCCAATTGTGGGCGTTGTTGAGCGTCACGATCTTCCAGCCCTGGCGCTTGCGCCGCTTGATCTCGTCAAGATAGTCCGTCGTGCTCGGCCCGCCACAGATCATCATGGCTTTCTGCGGATTCTTCCGGGGGTCCATGCCAATCTGCGGGAGCTGCCGGCGGATGTTCTTGCGGATGCTGGCGTAAATGTGGGCGTTTTCGATATTGACCTTGCCCTTGTAGTGGTCGCGCAAATGGTTGTTCGCGCCGGACGGGGACGGGGCTATCGTTCTTCCGTTGCCGTTTTCTTTCAGGGTCAATGTTCTGTCCTCTGCAGGAAGAACGCACCGATGCCGATCTGGTCGCGGGCGTCCACGAGCTCGCCGTGCTCGCGGAGCAGATCGCGCCACCACACGAACGGCTTAACCGTCAGGTGCAGCGGATGACCGATCACCTTACCGAAGTTGTCCGGCATGAAGTGGATGGAGAAGAACGTGCGCCGGCAATGCTTGACGATGTTGCGGAGAACACGCACGACCTTCTCCTCGGGGATGTGCTCCATGCAGTCGCAGCAATAACCGTAGTCGTAGTTCCCTTGCCAATCCGTCCAGAGATTCGCGCGCACAAAGGGGAGCTTTTTCTCCTTGACCTTGAAGTCGAGCGAATTGTCCACGAAGTCGAGCAGCGTCACGTCCCAGCCGGCCTCGGAGAGCTTGACGCCGGCCCGGCCGGTGCCACAGCCCAGATCGACGAGCGTGCCGCGCTTACGCCAGACCTGGCGGAACAACGGCAGCGCGTGTTCGCCCGGGGAGTAGTGCCGATACTGGCTGTAAGCCCAAATCTGCTGGTACTTGCGGCGCTCGAAGGCGGCCAGAGATGTCGTTTGCTTGCTCATCAGAAAAAACTCGCTCGCACGCGACGACGGAGATTCCGCTCCTCGCGGAGGACCTTCTCGATGACTGCCGGTCGGCGTTCGCCAACCTTGTCGGTGAACTGATCGGCGTAGGCCGAGGCCAGCGGCAGGTTCAAGGTCTGGCTGTCGCGCTTCTGGTAAGCCTCGTGGGCCATCCAGTCGAGCAGATCCAGGTGGTGGCGATTGCTGATCTCGAGGAAGTCGTCCAGGCGGTCGCACCACAGCATGTCGTTCAACGGCATACGCCCGACGGTCAGGCGCAACGTGAATGTCTGGTCCGGAGTATCCACCAGGCGCAGGCTATATTCGTCCGCGTCCTCGATGTACTCCATGGGCCGCAAGGTGGCCGTCTTGCCCTCCCAGCGGAAGCGCGTGCGGTCGAGCTCGGCGCGGGTCGTCTTGGTGAGATCCTCGACATCGAGTGGCCCTTCCTGCTTGACCGACACGTCGTCCACGTCGCCGACGAAGCTCGCGTCCGCGCGCAGGAACAGGGTCGCGGCGCCGGCGTGGGTAATGGTCTCGGTGAACGTCCCGTCCGCGGTGCGTGACGTGCCGGCGGCGGTGCCGAGGAGCGGCTGGATGGCGCCGGCGGTCACGTTGGATAGCGTGAAGGTGACGACGTACTTGGTGTCGGCGACCAGCACCACCGACCGCTCGAGGTCGGAATCCGCCACCTGGGAGCCGTCCCAGCTCGCAACACCGGCCGCAATCGACAGGCCGGTGCCGAGCGTCCAACCCGAGCTGTCGGCGAATGTCCCGTTGACGACGAGCTCCCCGTAGTCGAGGCGGGCCCGGCGAATGTCGAGGATCCGCCCGTCGTAGGCATAGGTATGCTGGCCTTTGACGATGTCGATCGCGACCACGGCTGCGGTGGTGGAATCGAGGATGGGCCGGCGCCGGGCAAACTCACGCTGGGCGGCGTTGGCGAAACGGGTCGCCTCGTCGTTGTTCCAGAGCAGATCCGAGTCTTCGTTCTCCCACTGGCACGGGTCATCCACGTCGCCGAGCAGATCGTCGACGCGCTCGCGCCAGGCGAAAACCAGTTCGCGCAGATTAAGCGGTTGAAGCAGTTGTGCCATCGTCCCCGTTTACATCCTGTCGGAGTAACCTTTCTGCCTTGATCGCGTTGAAGACCCCGCGCCGTTCCTTGTTGTCCATTTCCCACTCCTCGAGCTCGGTGAGTTCGTCGTCCATCAAGTCTTTACAGTGAGTTTGGATCTCGGTCACGGTGGCCTGCTCGAGCCAGGTCCGGTCGAGCGGACCTTCGGGCTCCATGCGCTTCTCGGGCGCCAGATCCTCAATCGGATCGTCGGGCGGCGACGGCGCTACAGCCTGGAGCGGTCGGGTCGGAGTTGGATTCGGTACGCCGGCCGGGCGCGGACGTGGTTCGGAAAGCGGCACCGTTCGGGGCTTCCCCGCGAGGCTGGCCTTCTCGGAATCACTCAGCGAGGCGACTTCGCGGTAACACTTCACCGCGAGCAGCATCTTGACGTGCGCGACATCTTCGACATTGCAACAGTGACGCGGATCGCCGTCGCGCGGACCAAACCGATAGTGGGTCTCACTCAGAATCAAATCGCCGGTAGGGTCGTAGTTCGGAAGATTGACCAACGTGCCCTCATTCGGGTCAATCTTGTTCGGACCTCTTATTGTGGTGGTCTCGATCAGCATTGCGTCTTACCTCCTCATCGTGGAGCTGCTGGATGGGCAGCTTGACGGTCGGCGCCGCTACTCGCGGCGTCGACCGTCGAAAGGGTCGCGTCATCCGAGCAAAGCCCTTTTTCAGAGCTTCGCGCCGTTCTCCACAACCCCTACAAGCCATCGCTGCTGTCAGCGACTAGCTGTTACGCATCCCGCGAATCGGAGGCCCGATACATCAGCCACATGCGGAGCGTGCCCGCCAGTTGGGTGGCCGCATCTACATCGATCTGGAACCCGAACCGGCGCCTGTTGTTGGTTGGCGCAATGAGTAACCCTGCCGGTTCATCCATGCGCGCCATTGTTATGGCTCGACCAGAGGTTACATCGCCGTCGATCAAGGCATTCGGGTCTTCGGTCGCACCATCGGGATCGTCGGTCAGTCCGGTGTTGGTATCGAGATCGGCGACGTTGTCGATCTGATCCATCTGGATGATGCAATCGACAACCCGGTGCCTGGCCGGCAACCAAACCATGTGAATGAGATCGGTGGCGGCCAGTAAGGGAACGGTCGCGGTAATGGAGAATTCCCCGTAAGCCACCCCCACTTCACCGGCTTGCGCCTGATCGATGGCCGGGTACGAGTCCAGGGCTTGAACTGCAAAATAATCAGCCATTTTCGGGCCTCCTGTTAAGTGGGATCGGCGGCTGCCGTGTCGAGTGCGATGATGCCGAAGTCCCGGGCCGTCCCATCAATCGTATATCTGGTTTTTTTGAGGCCGAATATACTCGATGTGGATATGACAACTTGGTTGCCATTATCACGAGTCTCCTCGTACCAGTCGAAGCGCAGACCCGTGCCGGGAGAACCGAAAGCGACGACGGACGCTTGCGCGCCCAACAGCAATGACCTGGCGGCGGCTACGTTGGCGCCGGCGCCGTAGTCGTTGAACCGGACCACGCCCTTGTGCTCCTGTAGCACGACGCTGTTGTACATGCCAGCCCCGCCTTTGAAGATCGGGTTGTTCCGACCCTCGGCACTGGCCGCCGACTTCTGAATCTCCAGCCAGTCGGCGCTGCCGGTGGCGGTGCGTAAGTCGAAAAGCTGCCAGGGGTGGATGATCAGGACGAAGTGCTCCTCGCCGTCGATCATAATCGGCTGGATCTGCGGGATCCCTTCGCTACCACCACCGAGCACGGTCCCGCGCGTGCGGGCCTTGTCGATGGCGATGGTGTCGAGGATGTCGCCTACCACCAGATCCGCTTTCGTGGTGGCCGCGCCGGCGAAGATGATGTGGCCGTTGGCGCCGGTGTCGGGCGCGTCCAGGGTGTTGGTGGCGAAACCCGCGTAGGTCGTGGGGAAGACCCAATCGGCATTGATGCCACGCGCGCCGGATAGATACATGAAAAAGAGTTCATCGAAGACCCGGCCCCACCACTCGGCCTGGCGCCTTCTGGCGACACGACGAAGGTTGTGAACCGTGCGTTTGCGCGTCATGCGCCCGCCGGTGTTGACCCCGCCGCGCATCTGATCGATGAAGACTGCGTCTGTGAAAAAACGCAAATCTTCCTCAGAGCCTTCCTGTGGGTCGTCCCCTTCAACCGGCTGTTGCCGGAGCTGCATGCTCAAATCGAAGGAGATTTGTTCGCCCGCATCGCTTTCCAATTCTGAAAGCATCTGGATGGGCATGCCCGACTCGGGACCAACCCCCATGAACTTCCGGGAGAAATAAGAAATGCGGGCGGTATCGACGGCGAGAAAAGCCGAGAAGCGTTGGACCGCTTTCGGGTCATTGATACCGATTATGGTTCGCGCCATGGCAGGAACCTCCTAAATGGCGAAGCCAAAATGAAGGTCACTACTGCGACCGGGTTAAAAACCCGCTTGGGCGAAACTTATGCGGGGGTAGAAATCCTCATATTTGTCAGGCCGGCACGCCGGCCATCATTTTCGGTTGTGAAGTCTCGCCATCGTCGGCGGGCGCGACCTCGAAGTCAATCTTCTCGTCGGATTGTAGTCGAAACCGGCACTGTTGCCCTTTTTTGCGGAGCAGCGTCAGGTTGACGACGCCCCGTTTCAGTATCAGGACGGAGCCGACGCGCACATTGAGGTAAATGGTTGGCAAGGCGATCCTCAATGGTGCAGCTTGCTGGTGTCGAGGTAGGCATCGGCCTGGGCGGGCGTCAACTTGTTGAGCGCCTGCTCGAGCTCCATGCCGGTGAGTTTGTCCAACGCACTGAATTCATCCGCGGACGGATCGTCATCGGCCGCGGCCGGCAGGCCACCGAGCGTCTTGGGTGGCGCCTCGCCTGGCTTGGTTTCCGAGGTGTTCGCGGGCACGTCGCCAGGCCCGGCGGCGGCCGCGGGCACGTCGGGCACCTTTGTCACGCCGAACACGACGTCAACCTGCTTGTGGGCCTCTTGGAGAAACCAGGCATGGGTGCGTGTGCGGAGATTCTCCGGTGTCGACAAGTCTTGAACTGCCTGGCCGAGGGCGGCCTGACGACTCCTGGCGGCCAAATCGTTGCCGGTGTATTCCTTGTGGTCGGCGTGAAAGACCTTGAGCTCGTGGTTCCACATGGCGTCCGCGCTGCTCGCAACCGCGCGTTCGTGGTCGCGGGCCGCGGTGACGTTATCGCGCAGGCTGCGAAGTTGGATCTCCTCGCGCTTGGCCTCCATGTGGGAGATTTCACCCTCGTCGAAGCGTTTGGCGACGGCCAACTCCTGCTCATCCAGGGTGTGGAGCTCCTGGGTGAAGTCGCGGGGTTCCGTGGGGGCAGGTTCGGCCGCCGGGGTAGCCGCGGCCGGCTCTGGCTCTGGCTCGGGTTCCGGAGCAGGCTCGCTAGCTACCGGGGGTTCCGTGGGGGCAGGCGGTTCCTCTGCCGGCTCGTCGCCGGCGGGAGGCGTTTCAGGGGGGGTCGCACTCGCCGCGGGGTCTGGGTCGGGAGGTGCAGGATCGGCTTCGGCGGCGGCTGCGGCGGCGGGATCGGGTGTTGCAGGTTCATCTTCCTCCAGCGCGGCACGTTCCTCATCGCTCAATGCCGCTAGTTCCTCATCAGTGAATCCGTGTGGGTTGGCCATCGCTTATGCTCCTGGGAGTAGTCCCGGTTGCGGAAGCGCCGGTGCAGGTTCCAGAGGCGCCTCGGCCGACGGCCGGGGAAGCTCGGGTGTGCCCGCATCGGTATCTGCATCGGGATCTTCTGAGAAATTCTTGAATAACGTGTCGACGGCGGCGGCGAGCTCGGGGAAAGCCTGTAGCTGCGCGGCAATCCCCACGGCCTTCTCCATGACATCGCTTCGCTTGCGCGCGGCGTCCGCGATCTTCTGCTCGGCGAGCGCCTCCTTCTGCTTGGCTTCGGCGGATAGGCCGCGCTCCTCGAGGGCGGCCTGCGCCGCTTCGGCCTCCTGACGCTGGGCCTCCTTGGCGTCGGCGTCCGGATCGTCCGGGTCGATCTGGCCGTTGATGGCGCGGATGCGCTTGACCCAGACATCCTTGGTGGGCAAGTCGCTCAAGTCGAAGACCAGATCCAGGAGTTTCAAGCTCACTTCCGGATCCAGACGCTCGATCATCCCCATCATCTGCTCAAACATGGCGAGGCGCACGGTCTCGCGGAAGTCCTGGGCATCGACAATGAAATCCGCCTGGCGGCCCTGGATGTCGTTCTCAACGGTGACGCTACCGTCGTCGTTACGGGTCGGAAAGTTCACCCGCAGGAAGGACGTAGCACCTTCGTCATTGGTCACGCGGATGATCTTCGGCTCGGTCATAAACTGCTCGATGAGTGAGAGCCGGATCTCGCCCTGGTGCTGGGTCGCCCAGCGCAGGTTGTCGAACAGGCTGGCCGTGACCAGGGTGCCCTGGTTGGTGCGCGCCAGAATCGCCCGACCGGAGATCGCGTTCGTGGATTCGCCGAGATTTTCCTCGGTCACGCCGGAGGAGGACTCGAGGAACCGCTCGTCCTGCTCCATGAGCCGTAAGTGCTGCTCGGCGAGGGTATTGTCGGTGTTGATCTCGACATCCCGGCCGCGTTTCTTCTTGAGGATGTAGTCGGGCCGGGCGAGCTCCTCCTCCACCTCGTCCCAGTCGTCGAAAGCGTCGATGTCGGCGATTAAGCCCCGTGTCGACAGGATAAACAGCGCCTTGGAGCGGCGTTTATTCAAATCGTCC